AACATTAACGCTTATTTCAGACACACAATATTTTGTGATGGAAGAAGGTGATTATTTAACCACTACTTCTGAGGCTGGCTCAACAATGTCTGTACTTGCCACATTTGAGGTTCAAGGAGCACAACGAACATGACTTACTTAGAGCTTGTTAACGATGTTCTCACCCGTTTGCGTGAGACTAATGTTTCTACAGTTTTAGAAACTAGCTATTCCGCATTGGTTGGCAAGTTTGTCAATGATGCTAAACGTCAGATTGAAGATGCTTACACTTGGAATGTCTTAAATCAGACAATCACAGTTACTACTACTGGTGGCACAAGTTCATATGCTTTGACAGGTGTTGGTCAAAAGTTTCGTGTCAATGATGCAATTAACACTACAAGCGTTATTACATTAGATAACATTGCAGTTGCTGATATGAACCGCAAACTAAACTTTGGCACTCCTAGTCAAGGTATTCCTAGCGAATTTTGTTTTAACGGCGTAAATGGCAGTGGTGATACAAAGATTGATTTATTTCCCGTTCCAAGTGGTGTGTTTACATTATTGTTTGATGTAACAGTTCCACAAGCCAATTTAACTGTTGATGGAACTTCAGTCAAAGTTCTAGACTATTTGGTTACTCAAAGTGCTTATGCACGTTGTTTGATTGAGCGTGGTGAGGATGGTGGAACAAATAGTTCTGAGGCTTATGCCTTATTTAAAGGAATGCTCTCTGACGCTATTGCAATGGAAAGCACTCGATATCCTGAAGACAACTTTGTGGCGGTCTAATGGCATCACCTTTACAAAGTCAAAGCATTAGCGCACCAGGCTTTTTTGGCCTGAACACGCAAGACTCGCCCTTAGATTTATCTTCTGGCTTTGCTTTAACTGCAGTTAATTGTGTCATTGACCAATTTGGTCGTATTGGCTCAAGAGAAGGTTTCTCGCTTGTTAATTCCTCATCAGGCAATCTAGGCTCTAACGATGTGGGTATGATCTATGAGTTAGTTCAAACTGATGGCACTTTGACTGTTTTGTTTTCTGGAAACAACAAGTTATTTAAATTTGGCACTTCCAACGTAGTGACTGAGTTGACCTATGGTGGTGGTGGTTCTGCCCCTACCATTACGGCAAATAACTGGCAGTGTGCATCTTTGAATGGAATTGCTTACTTCTTCCAAACTGGTCACGATCCACTCATCTTTGACCCCGCTGTAAGCTCAACAACATTTAGACGGGTATCTGAGAAGTCAGGCTATGTTGGTACTGTTCCGCAAGCAAATATTGCCATCTCAGCGTTTGGTCGCTTGTGGGTAGCTAATACTGCTACAGATAAGGTAACTATTAGCTTCTCTGACCTGATTGCAGGTCATGTATGGGGTGGTGGTACTTCAGGAACATTAGATGTTTCTAGGGTATGGCCTAATGGTTCTGATGAAGTGATGGGGTTAGCGGCTCACAATGACTTCTTTTTCATCTTTGGCAAGAGGCAGATTCTTGTCTACTCTGGTGCTTCAACCCCCGCATCTTTGGTTCTAAGCGACACAGTAGGCTCTATTGGGTGTATTGCTAGAGACACTATTCAGTCAATTGGCACAGATGTAATCTTTTTGTCGGACTCAGGTGTTCGTTCTTTGATGAGGACGATTCAAGAGAAGTCTGCACCTCTAAGAGATTTGTCTAAAAATGTTCGCTCAGATTTAACAACTTCTGTGGCGGGAGAGACTTTAGCTAATTTAAAGTCTGTTTACTCAGAGAAGAATGCTTTTTACTTGTTGTCATTACCAACATCAGCAAGCGTCTATTGTTTTGATACAAAAATGCAATTGCAAGATGGGGCTTTTAGAGTAACCAAGTGGGACTCTATTACACCAACAGCTTTGTATTCTTTAAGAAATGGCGACTTGTATATTGGTAAACGGGGCTTTATAGGAAAGTATGGAACTTTCTTAGATAACACTTCTACTTACCGATTGAGCTACTTTACCAACCATGCAGACCTTGGTAATGACAATCAGATTTCCATTCTCAAGAGAATCAAGACAATCATCATTGGTGGCTCTAACCAGTTCGTGACGATCAAATGGGGCTTTGACTTTGCTGCCAACTATTTGTCAGGCAATGCTTTTATTCCTACACAACAGAACTATGAGTACGGCCTTGCTGAGTATGGAATAGCCGAATACTCTGGTGGACTCTTGATTAAGACGCTAGATGTGAACGCATCTGGTGCTGGCAAGGTTGTTCAAACAGGTTACGAAACCACTATCAACGGCACTCAACTGTCAATTCAGAAGATTGAAATTCAATCTAAGAACGGGAAAATATCATGAGTAACTACACAAAAAGTACCAATTTCGCTACCAAAGATAACCTCTCGCCTGGTGATCCACTCAAGGTCGTTCGGGGTACTGAGATTGATACTGAGTACAACAACATTGCCACTGCTATTGCGACAAAGACAGACAATGCTTCTGCCGCAATTACAGGCGGTACAATTACAGGTATCACAGACTTAGCAATTGCTGATGGCGGTACAGGTGCTTCTACAGCGGCTACTGCACTGAACAATTTATTGCCTAGCCAAACCTCTGCGGCTAATAAGTATCTTCAAAGCGATGGAACTAACGCATCTTGGGATGCCGTAAGCCTTTCTACTGCCGATATTACTGGCACTTTAGCCGTGGCTAATGGTGGTACTGGTGTAACTTCATCTACTGGTACAGGCTCAGTAGTGTTGTCAAATTCGCCAACATTGGTGACTCCCGCATTGGGAACTCCCTCTGCTTTGGTAGGCACAAATATTACTGGCACTGCCTCTGGTTTGACAGCGGGTAGCGTAACCACTAACGCTAACTTAACAGGTGCAGTCACTTCTGTTGGCAATGCAACGTCTTTAGGTTCGTTTACTTCATCTCAATTAGCAACTGCTTTGACAGACGAAACAGGTAGTGGATCAGCAGTATTTGCTACTTCTCCTACATTAGTAACACCTGCCCTTGGAACACCAAGCGCATTGGTGGGGACTAACATTACTGGCACAGCAGCCAACTTCAATATCAACGGAACTGTTGGTGCGACTACGGCAAACACGGGTAACTTCACAACCCTGACCACATCAAGCACAGTCACCTTAAACGGAGGCACAGCCAACGGAGTAGCCTATTTAAATGGTTCAAAGGTTCTGACAAGTGGCTCTGCGCTTACTTTTAACGGCACTTCATTCGGTGTCGGCTCATCGTCTTATGGTGATGCGGGTTCTATCACAGCGTCTATTGGTGTTCCAGCAACAACAACAGGTGGTCTGCAACTTTGGTCAACAACTAGTGCTACTCATTCAGTTCAGTTTGGAGATGGAACTACAGGTTCAGACACCTACCGAGGCTATGTTGAATACGCCCACAATGGCGACAGTATGCAATTTGCTACTGCCGCCACAGAACGAGCCAAAATAACGTCAGGTGGCAATTTATTAGTAGGTCTTAGTTCAGCATCACTAGGTACAAGATTAGAAGTTAAATCTTCTAACAGCCAACTAGCTGGTTTTATTTCTAGTGACGCTAATGGAACTTCATATGAAGTTCGTGGTAGTTCTGGAAAAATAAGTCATTACGCAACTTATGCAACAAGTGCAATAGATTGCTATCACGCATGGTTTACAACTGCGTCAAGTGGCGCACAGACTCAGGCGGTGACTCTGGATGCAGATGGTTGGTTGTATTTAGGCACAACTTCTACAAGTACCGCAGGAAATGCCATTGTTGCTTATTCAAATACAGTTGCTGGTCAATTTTCAATAGGTCATGCTAATGGAACGTCTAGTGGTAATAGTTATGCTGGTTTTCAATATAACGGCTCAACTATTGGTTCTATTACTCAATCAGGCACAACCGCAGTTTTATACAACCTTACTTCTGACCAACGATTAAAAGAAAACATCCAAGACGCAGATTCTGCATCTAGTTTGATTGATGCGATTCAAGTGCGTCAGTTTAATTGGAAAACAGACCAGACACATCAGCGTTATGGTTTCATTGCACAAGAACTTGTGACTGTCGCACCCGAAGCAGTGCATCAACCTAATGACACAAAAGAAATGATGGCTGTGGACTACTCCAAACTTGTCCCAATGTTGGTCAAGGAAATTCAATCACTACGTCAGCGTCTTTCTGCTGCTAATCTTTAAAAGGAAAATATCATGTCAGTTACTTGGACAATCTCACAACTTGACCGCAATACCGCTAACGGCTTTGTAACCACAGCCCACTGGCAAGCCACAGCAGTAGATGGAGAACACACAGCCTCTATCTATTCAACTTGTGGTTGGTCAGATGGAACTGTCAATGTCCCTTATGCGGATTTGACAGAAGCAACAGTTTTAACTTGGGTTTGGGAAACAGTTGATAAGACTGCGACTGAGACTGCTCTAGCGGCTCAGATTGAAGCTAAAAAGAATCCTGTTAGCGCATCTGGAAAGCCTTGGGGTCAAGCATGAAGCTAGAACTAGACGTTAACGAGATTAACTTTGTTTTGCAGACATTGGGAAGCCTCCCATCGTCTAGTGGCGTGTGGCCTCTTATCGTTAAGATTAAAGAGCAAGC